AAACATAATAAATCTGACTACAATATTTTCTTTGTTGAAAATAACACCAAACCATTAGCTAAAGTTTATAATAAGGCAATTGACTTCGCTATTAAAGAAGATGTTGAGACACTCGTGTTGATGCATGATGATATTATTATTGAAACTGATCTTTTTAAAAAACTTTACGAGCTCAAAAAGCAATTTGATGTAATTGGTGTAGCAGGCACTACAGAATGTAAATTAGAACAGCCAGCATTATGGCATTTGATGGGAGGTGGCTTTCAATCAGGTAAATTACACGGTGCTGTAGCTCATATTAACAATGATAAAAAATATATGACAGCTTTTGGAGTTTACCCTCATAGAGCTGTTTTAATTGATGGTGTTTTTATGGCTATCAAGAGAGAGGTTTTCACTTCAGTAAGATTTGATGAGGAAAACCCTGCAGGATTTCATTTTTACGACCTTTCTTATAGTCTTGAAGCTCATAAACAGAAATTTAAGGTTGGTGTTGGGGATATTATGATAACGCATGCATCTCCAGGTTTAAGAGAGGTTACAGAAGAGTTTAATAAAGGCCAAGAATACTTTTTAAACAAGTGGAAGAACGATAACCGCAAACAATAGACTGAACTACAACGTAAGTTGGAAAGTATCCGATGTATATCTCTTTACTAGTAGTTGATAAACTACCAAACAACATTATTCTATACAAGTGAGTAAATTAGACTTAGATTATTTTGAACGTATTGTCTGTTACAAGGCTCTTATTGACTCTACGTATCTTTCGTCCATTGTGGACTATGTAAAGCCTGCTTATTTTAAAGATAAAAGTATATCTAATATTTTTAACATTATTTCTGCCTTTTATGATAAGCGTAGTAAACTACCTACGCTGACAGAGGTAAAAGCGTATCTTACAACTGATGAATTACGCGAATCATTTAAGAGTCTTGTTGAATCCTTTAAAGATATTGATAAAAATATCGATAAAGATGAACTGTATAGTAATACAGAAAGATTTCTTAAAGAAAAAGCTGTATATATTTCAATGCTTGATGTAGCTAGTGATATAGCTAAAGGTGAGATTGATACATCGCAGATTTTAGATAAGATTGAAAAATCTTGTAACATAAACCTCGTAACAGATACAGGCTTTGATTTGCATAACGATGTTGATGTATTGATTGATGATTTGTGTAACGTTCAGAAATCAATACCAAGTAAGTGGGAATGGTTGGATGATGCATTAAATGGTGGGTTCTTGGAAAATGGTAGATCACTTTATGTTTTTGCTGGTGAAACTAATATTGGTAAGTCTATATTTTTAGGAAACATAGCATCCAATATTGCTAAACAAGGTAAAAACGTTTTGTTGGTAACTCTTGAGATGTCAGAGTTATTATATGCTCGTCGTATATGTACTAACATTAGTAAAATACCTCTCAAAGATCTTTCTACGAATACGCATGCTTTGAGACAAGCTATAACTGACGAAAAGGATAGCGGTAGTGGTAGAATTTTTATTAAAGAGTTCCCGCCTTCAACTATTACACCTAATCAGCTAAAAGCTTTTGTTAAGAAACTTACCGATACAGGTATACCTATTCATGCAATTGTTCTAGATTACTTGAATCTACTTCACTCTACGGTAGGTACAAATTCATATGAACGTATTAAAAATGTAACTGAGCAAGTTAGAGCTATGTCTTACATCTTTAACTGCCCCGTTATCTCTGCAACTCAGTTAAATAGAAGTGGTTTTAGTACTGAAAATCCTGATTTAGCAACGATTTCTGAATCTGTAGGTTTAGCAGCTACCGCTGACGTTATTGTTTCAATCTTTCAGAATGAAGAAGATAGAGATTTAGGTATTATTAGACTTGGTATGATGAAAAACCGTTACGGTCCAAGAGGACATACGCAAGCTATGAGAATTGACTATTCTACGTTAACTATTACTCAAGCAGATGACTCGTCTGTGAATAGTGTTGATGATTCTACACTCAGTACCTTACAATTACTTGCCGGTTGATTATATACCTCACTTATGTAAATAAATAAGTGAGTTTGAACAATAGAGATAATAATACAAGGGTTAAACGTAATCTCTCCTTATATAAAGGCGGAAAAACAGATTTTACCACTGAGGAACTAGGTGAGATAAAGCTATACCTTCTCAAATATAAGGATATTGTATCAACTACAGAGTTTTTTGAAGGCTCATTAAAAAATTACAAGCTTATTAGTTGTTTTGCAGAAGATTTATTTACAGAGCTGCAGGATTATATGCTTAAAAAATATAATGCTGATATAGCTATTACTGTTTCAATTAAAGAACGTAAAATTGCGTTTAAGAGTGATAAAGAACGTTGTAAGATAGATCTATGCACGCTAGCTAAGTTATTATGCGATGGAGATTGCGTTGATGCTACTGGCACTGTAGCAGAAGGTAATATTACAGATAAATTCTTAAACTTAACAAAAACATTTAAGCCATGTTCATAAAATCTGTATCAACAAACCCTTATCAGGACATTATAGATAGAGAAAGTGAACACATTCTTCTCTCATTCTGTTCTTTTTGTACTCTCTTAAAAGGAAAGAAATTATCTTTTCAAAATGTTTTTATTTTAGTTCTCCAAGATGAAAAATTAAAAGATATACTAAAAGACCTTTTAGGAGTTGATTCTACGTTTGAAATAGTTAAAATATTCTTAGAGTACGATCCAACAATTACAAAAAGTAAGTATATTACAAAATATATTAACAATCGTAACAAGACTAATACAAAATTAAACAAGTGTTAACTGAGCAAGAAAAACGAATCTATAATTCATACTTAATAGCTAGTAGAACTGCCAAAAATAAACCATTTAAATTACGACAAAACTTTGATTCTGTCGATGATCAGACCTATTTAGTACTAAAAAAATTAGGTGTATTTTTTGAAAAGAATAGTAGTGTAAAACAAGCTGATTTTTTTAACGCACCTTTTAGTTATTATGGTGCAGATAACTTTTTTGAATTAAGTTACTTTTTAACACCTAAAGCCATAAAGTGCTACTCTCTTTATATAAAGAAAAAAGAAACGCAAGATCCTGATAATGAAGAAACAATAACAAATGCTAAAGATTGTTGCCTATTCATCTATAAATACTGTGTAGAAAATAAAATTACTCTCGACGAATATAAAACTATTATTAACGGTACAACGCCTCTCGTTTTGCAGCATTTACGTGATCATAAAATAAATTTTTATACAGTGCACGGTTTAGAGTGTGATAAAACAATACGACAAGTTGAGCCAGATCTTTTAGAGTTCTTTATTTCTAACTTTCAATCATTACTAAACGAAACAAGAATCAATTTCCAACAATCTTCAAGACTTAAAAACATAATTCGACAATCCCTTTCTATAATTGAAAATAAACTATTGAAAAACAAAACCGATGGTTTATAATTAGAGAATAACAAGTAAACAAACTAAACAACAACAACAAAAACAAACTAAACTAAACTAAACTAAACTAAACTAAACTAAAAATAATGAGTACATTTAATACATCGATGTTTCAATCCATCAAAGACGCGTTAGCAAAATCGGATGCTGAAAATTCACCAGCAGTATATAACGAGATTATGAAAACTACTCCTGGTAATACATATACCGTTAGATTGCTACCGTACGCAAAAGACCCGAAAAACACTTTCTTCCATTACTTTAATCATGGTTGGGTATCGTTTGCAACTGGTCAATATGTTCAAGCACTTTCACCTCTAACGTTTAGTGAACGCGATCCAATCGCAGAAGAGCGATTCCGTATCCTTCGTATGGGTACCGAAGATGAAAAAGAGAAGGTAAAAGCTATTAAAAGAGTTGAGAAATATCTCGTTAACGTATATGTTATCGATGATCCAACTAACCCAGATAATAATGGCAAAGTTAAACTGCTTCGATACGGTAAGCAACTTCATAAAATTATTATGGAGGCTATCGAAGGTGAAGATGCAGAAGAGTTTGGTCCTCGTATCTTTGACCTAAGTTCTAACGGTGTTAGCTTTAAGATTAAGTGCGAGAATCAAGGTGAATATCCAACTTATGTATCGTCTCGTTTCACTTCTGCAGGCAAGCTTAATTTGTCTGAAGACGAGCAGAAGAAGATTTATGATAGCGTATACGATCTAACTAAAGTATATAGCCTTAAGTCTTACGATGAGCTCAAGCAGATGTTTGATGAACATTTCCTCGTTAAGCAGGTCACTCCTGAAGCGAGTGTAGTAACACAACCTAAGTATGTAGAAGCTGTTAAGGAAAGTAATGTTGAAACGCAAAGTGCTTCTGTAGCTTCTTCTGAAGAAGACGACATTTCAGAACTACTTAAAGGAATTCTATGAGAATATCACCCGAAGAGCAAAATGCTTTAGTTCAGTTTTTTGGAACTATACATGCTCAAGCTAAGCAGACCGACGACATGATCGTCGGTTCTTCTAAGTTTGTAAATCCTGTTAGTCCTTCTATTAAAAAAGAACTCGAGCAAGTACTTAAGTATACAGCTCAGCAACCTGAACCGGTTTATAACCCTGTATATGAACCGGTTCCACCGCCTGATTATGCACCTATGCCTGCTTATATGCCTCCAGAAATGCATAGTGTTGAGCAGTTTCACTCCCACCCACAACCTTCTACGAAGGAGGTTACTACGGTGGTTGATGCTGAAGTATTGAATACTTTAAAGGAAATTAACTTGAATTTGGCTAGAATAGCAACTACACTAGAGAAGCGACATGGAAGTACAAAGAGAACTAAAAATACCAAATCGGATTGACTGGATAAAGTTTCTAGAGTCGATCTCGAAAATAAACGAGTCAACGATTCTGACTGTAAAAGAAGGAAAAGATGGTTTGATTACATCCTTAGTTTCTTCAGCAGATAATACTCTTATTCTATACGGTGAATTATCTGGTATAAGTGCTAACTATAACGGTACGTTAAACATACCTGATCTTAAGAAGCTAATTAGAGTTGTAGATTCAATTGATACTTCAGATTTAACTCTAACTGTTAATAACAATAACATAGAGTATAGAGGTAAATCTCTCAAATTTAAGTATCATCTATACGAAGACGGCTTTCTTAGTAAACCATCCATCAATGTAGAGAAGATTAAGAACTTTAACTACGATATTAAGTTTGCCCTTAAAAAGGAACAGATTAATTCAATTATTAAAGGTAGTACTTTCGCTACAGAGACAAATAAACTGTATCTCTATACTCAAGATGGTTGCTTAAAAGGTGAACTGACAGATAGAGCAAGACATAATACTGATGTTTTTGCTTTAGATCTCGGTGAAGTTGACTTTACTTTAACACCTTTGCCTATTAATTTTGATAATATCAAATTACTATCATTCCTCGGTGAAGATATTAATTTTGGTATTAATACAGAATACGGTGTAACTATTATTGATATTTCGAATAGTAGTATTAAATTAAAATATATCATAACATCTCTCACTCAATGAATAATACAAAAAATAAAATAACAACGCTTTCATACTTTGTAAAGCGCTTAAAAGATTGCGGTTTTAATGTCTGGAAAATCTGTGATAACTACGCACAGTCTGATCCTCGTAAGTGGACAGTCATGATAGATCCAGGTAACGCAGCTATTTTTGTAACTTGTTATGAAAATAAAGACTTCAAGAGTGAAAAAATGTTTGAGTTTAATGATGGTGGTAGATTGTTTCCACGTAACTTCTCTCTTAAAACCTCATCTATTGAAGTTATCGTTACAGCTCTTATCGATAGAGGTGTTTCACAAATTAATGCTGGTCATACCGAAGCGGTATAATAAGAGTTTTAAAAACTCTTGTGAGTTAGTATGAAAATGGTTAATGTAGTGCCTGTGATAGGTTACCTGTATGCTGTTCATACAGGTACCTATGCTGGTCAAATGCTCTTATATGTAAATAAAGAAGCTGTTGACTACTGCTTTCTCTCAATTCCAGAAATGAAGAATTTTACAATTCCTCGTACCATATTTGAGCATGGAATAAAAACAGGTATTGTCAAATATGTAGAAACCGTACCAAAATACGTTTTAAAAGTAGCTATTGCTCAATATAAACAAAATAGTAAGACAAAACAAAGTGTTACAGAAGTGGATAAATAAGGAACTCTAATATAATCATTATATGACCAGTACCTTAATTATAGACGGTAATAATCTCATCCACCGCACATACTGGACAGCTAAAAATCAAGCTGCAAGAACTAATACTAATGATACTCCAGAGCAAATTAGTAACCTACACGTTTATTTTACTCTCAATGCAATCTTTTCGTATGTAACTAAATTTCAACCCGAAAAAACTATTATTGTTTGGGATGAAAAACCTGATTATAGTGTCAATGAACGCAAGACTATTTTCAGCGATTATAAAGGCGGTAGATCGACTGATGCATCACCGCATCAAAACAATAATATTATTAAAAATATACTACGTATGCTAGGCATACCTTCTATATTCCCTCGAGAACTAAAAGCTGATGAAATTGTAG